AACCAATCCCGCACTATTAACTCTCGTTGCAGTCGTTGCTCTCGTTACTACCAAATCACCACTACCATCAGTAGGTTTTATCGAATAAAGTTTGTCCTCTTTGTAACCCGATGGCGTAATAACAACAGAAGCACTATCAAATAAACTCATATTATATTTTTTTTAAATTAGTTTTATTTTTACAATAACCATTTAACATTGCTGATAAAGAAGTATATTTTATATTGTTTTCTTCTGCTGCAATTTTCATTGTATCGTATATTATGTTTTTTTCTGTATGAATAACTTTTATTGCTGAAGGATTTTTACTACCTTTAACTGCATTACTTTTTTTTATTAATGTTTCTTTTGTAAATATCTGCAATGCTCTTTTTTCTTTAATTATTGCTTTACTATATTCACTATGTTTTTTACCTTTAAAAGTGCTTTCTTTTCCTTTTTTAGCTAAAGATATTTTTTCTCTATGTTCTTTAGTTATCACATAATCTAAAGGTACATTTCTAATTCCTTTTCTTCTTTCTGATATTTTTTTTCTAACGCTTTCAGTAACATTTTTAGTACCTTCACCACCATCAGTTAAGTTACATAATATACCTGTTTTGTTATCTTTTCTACCATATAAGCTAATTAAAAAAACTTCTAATTCAATAGCATCTTCAAAAGATAAATTTTCAGCTAAAACTTCAACATAATATCCGTGTTTGTCAACTATGTTTTTCCAATATGAACTTCTTTTTGTTTTAGTATATGGTCTTGAGTTATTGCCCATTCCAACATAAAAAACAGTATTGTTGTCTTTTGTTATATGTCTATAAACACACTTATCAAAAGATAAACTCATATATTTTCTATTATATTAATTAAACATTGTTTCGCCTCAAACGTACCGCTATCAGCAGTAACCCTTGCTATGAAATCTATTACTGCATCAATTTCGTTTCCTAATATTTCAGTTTCACCCGACCAACTTACAGAGTAAACGCTACCCCAACTAATATCATTGGTGATAGCACCTTGCCCCCAATAAATATCGTTGTTATTTACTCCTTGTCCCCAATCTATATTATTTGCCATTTTCTATTTTTGTTAAAAATAATTCTAACTTCTTTTTGTTTTCTTCTTTAGGTTTGGTATAACTACCTACCTTTTTTCTTTTCTTTTTACAACACCCAAGATCCATAGAAATTGTCGGTATCAGGAAACATATCCCCGTTAGAATTACTATTATATTCAGGAAAAGTTGCATTGTTAAAACACATAAAATCTATAAAACGTTGTGTGTAATGTTGTGCAATATCACGTTCTTTTTCTACCAAGTAATCAATTTCGTTTTTCTCTACACTTGTAGAATTTTCAGCAGTATGTTTAAACACTCCTTTGTTAGCTATTGTATAAGCTGCAAAAGGTAAATATTGAACCATTGCAAAATGAATTAACATCGGTTTAATATAATCAGTAAGTAGATTCTTATATTTAAGGTTTGCGTTTAAGTTAATATCACCGCTTATAATCAAGGTTTGAAACTTGTTATATAAATCAGTTCCTAAATAGTTTTGAATAGTTATATCCTGTGCTATTTTTATATATTGGATAAAATCATCAACGTCTAAATTTCCATTTAGTATAGTGAATCTTTTTACATCCTCAGTACTTATTAATAATGCGTAAGCCATTTTCTAATTGTTTTTAGGTAAAAATCCTTTGTTTGGCATATCTATTGGTCGTTTGGAAACTAATTCCTCATTTTTAACTGTATAGCCATATTCTGCAGCTTTTGCACCTGCTATTATTCTTGCTTTAGGTGAATTAACATCAATGTTTACACCTTCAAAACTTGCATAAACTTGTTTATTCCATCTATGGTGACAAGCACCACCGCCTTTGTATAACCATATTGAATAAGTATCAGCTCCACGTGGTCCCCAACCTTTATTAACCGCTTGTTCAGACATTCTAATAATATCTTCTTTACGATAAATTTTATCAGCTTCAGTCATTTTTTTACAAAACAATCTACTATCAGCAGAAATTTCACCCGCATAAACGTAACGAGTTATAAATCTAATTCCGTCAATGTTTTCATCTTGTTCGCTTTTAGCGTTTGGTCTTGCAGAACCGGTGCTTACAAAATTATAAACTTTAGATAGTAAACTTTGTTTTGGCTCTTTATTCAATAATTCGTTTTCAGCATCGTCAGTATCGTAGTCAACTTCGCTTTCGTCAATTAATAACCAATTTTCGTTAGGCGTTTCTCCCAAGTCTATTAAATCATTTGCAACTTCGTCGTCTAAAGTATTGTCGCTTGAACAACATACCTTACTCATTTTAACGCCTGTTTCTTCTTCGTTCGTTTCTGCGTTTAATGTATTTACGTCTATAAAATCAAGTGGTTGTATTGTCTTAAAATATAGGTTTAAAGCGATCCCGTTTACTGATAGTATTTCGTCTAACGCTTCAATGATTTCTAATTGATATGGTCTAATAACAATATTGTCAAATAAACGTGTAGCAGTTTCTATTTCATCAGCATTGTTACCTAAACCACCGCCTGTGTCTCTAATTCCTAAAAGCATTGGACTTGTAACACGATGCCCTACAATTAATTTTTCAAAACATTCGGTAGATAAATATTGATAATGTGCCGGTGCTTCGTTTAATGGAATATCGTCAACTGTAGTTTTGTTTTCAGCACTTGCGTTAAAAGATACAATTACTTTGTCGCCTTTGCTTCCTGTTAATTTACGTTTAACTTCGTTTGCTACTTCTTGGCGCTTTTCTTCAGGTGGTATATTATTGTTAAAGTTAATTACTTTTGTACCACTAAAACCATTCATTACATCGTTAATCAAATAATCGGAAATTTCTTGCTCTAAAGTTGCGTATGGTAAAGCACCCGAATAATCTATCGGAGTATAGTAGTGATAACCTGAAACGTATGGTTTAATAACGTATAATTCAACTTCTTTTCCGTTACCAAATTTAAAAGCAGGTATGCGTTTTAATACGTCACCTTTTCTGTAATTTGACCAATCGTGATGATAAAACCAAGCTTCAATTTCGCCTTTATCGTTACATTTTTCTGCTCTTAATGTGTGCATTGGAAAATGCTCAACTGATTTAACTTTACCATTCAAGTAAATAACCTGCATTGCAGCCATTCCAAGTAACTTACGTTCTAAAGCAACTTTACGCAAACAATCTTTTTTTAAGATAGACATCATTTGTGCATACTCGTTTGGCTTACGATTTGAATCAGTAGCATCGATTCCTTTTCCATAAATCATATTAGCAACACCTGTTATAATAGCGTGATTTGTATTTGAGTACAAAAATCTATCAATAAGGTATTGAAAATAGTTGTTATCTACTCCGTATTCAACGAACTCTTTATTTTTAGATTCAGTTATAGTTGGAGAATTATAAGCGCTTAAACTTAAAATGTGTACGTTATCCATAAATTATAAATTCATTATCTGAAGTTCTTTGCGTGTAAACGTTTTTGTTTATACTAAATTCTTCAATTATTTGGTTTGTGCAAAATATTTTGTCTCTGTAAACTACATCAGTACCATTTAAAATAGTCAAATTGTAGAATTTGTTTTCTATTATCGGAAATACCAAATTAGTAACTGCGTAATATTTATCAATCGAAAATACGCACCCGATAGTTTCTTCTGTATTTGCTTCTTCATCTCTTAAAACAATAGCATCAGCTTCTAAACCATCAATCGTAGCGTAAAGATTTTGTGCCGTTGCTTGTTCTTTTAAAATTATCATTCTTTTTATTTAAAAATAAATAATGTGTTGAATTGTTAAAACAAAAAAAGGGTAACTAAAAAGCTACCCTTAATTAAATTTAAAGTTGATTATTAAGAACCAACAACTACAGTAAATCCTGCAGCAGTAAGTGTGTCACCAATAAAGTTAGCAGGTACTTGTTCTTGTCCTGTTAGCGTTAATGTGTAACCACTTAAATCACCCATAGCACCACCGGTTACGATAGTACCACCTGTAACATCCATTCCGTGATCTAAACCTGCATAGAAGAAATTTCCGTTGTTATCTTCTACGATAACTTGTGGACGCCCGTAAGCCATTAATTTCAATTCTTTGTGGTCTTTAACTGTTAACTTTTTGAAAGTCAACTCTAATACTTGCTCGAAAAATGTTGTACCATTCTCACGTGAGCTATTTACGTTTTGTGTAAATGTAGAAGCACCTTTTAAATCGTATTTGTAAGCAGTTGGAGTTCCTAATACTGCATCGATTACATCGGTATTTGTAGCATCGTAAGTATAACCTGTTGCGTCTCCGTAATTAACGAAATAAACCGCTTTTAAGCCACCTACTGAATCTTTACATACTTCTAATCTTCCACTTGATAAATCACAAGCCATATGTATATATTTTATTAGTTAATTAAAAAAAAGGGTGGCGTTTATTTCACCACCCCTTGAAGTTTAGTTTGCTTAAAATTAAGCAGGAGTGTAAAGAACGATGTCAGAACCAATTCCGTATTGAACACCTGCAGTAAATCTCATTACGATTCTTACATTTTGAGACCCGTCGATGTCAGCCATATCAATCACTTTCACTTCGTTATGGTCAGATAATAAACCTGTTCCGAAATATAAGTTAGATTTTTCAGCAGCCATCATATAGTTGTTAGCTAATCCGTTTGCAACAAATATTTTAACTCCGTCAAAAGTTAAACTTCCGTTGTTAAACCATTGTGTACCTTGATTGTTTGTACCATTAGCACCTAAACCTGAAGCAGCAAAACCACCTAAAGCACGAACGTAAGCACGAGCAACGTTTTGAGATACATAGATATATAAATCTTCTTTTCCGTATAAAGCAGCAGGAATAGCATCAACAACTTTTCCTAATTCAGCAATAACGTTAGCAGCAGTTACAGCAGTACCAACTACGTCGATAACAGTTGCATCAGCAGTAGCTAAAGTAACGAATCCGTCAAATTGTCCTGCAGTAGCAGTAGCGCCTCTCCAAATTGATACTTCGTTGTTTTGTGCAGCTTTAGCAGCAACGTGCGCTAATAAGAAATCTTGAAAAGAAGGTGGCATTGAATCGAATGCAGAATATCCCATTTCGATGGCTTCCCAATCTGAACGGAAATCTTTTTTACAAAGTTGTAAATTGATTTGGAATTCCTCAGGGGTGATGATTCTTTCAGTTAAAGTAACTGTAGAAGTTGCATCGAAATCACAAGTAGCATCTTTAACTAAATCGTTAGTTGCTAATTTTTTAATCACTTCTTTAAAAGCAATGTTTGGTTTTACTTCAATACCACCGTTTTCGATAGTAGAGGCAGACAATAAAGCAGCAGAAATATATTTTCCTGCAAACTGACCTGCATAAGTAGTTGTAATAGAAGTTGTAGTCGCCATTTTTTAATTATTTAAAGTTTGAAATTTTGTTTAATACAGAATCAAAAGTTGTTTTTGTTCTATTTTGTGAGAAAGTATGTAATTCTCTTTTAGTTGTAGCTTCAGGATTGTGTGTTAAAGGTTCAGCAGATAATTCTACTTCTTTAACTTCAACTTTAGCTAATTTTAATTCTTCGATTTCTTTTCTTAAAGATTCGATTTCAGCAAAGAACATTTCTTTAGTAACTGATTCAATTACTCTTTTAGGTTCTTTTACTTCGGCCATTTCTTGCTCTACTTCAACTTCTACTTCAGCAGGTGCTTCTTCAGCAACCGGTACTTCCATTTCTTTGATTTCAGCAATAATACCTTCTTCGGCTACGATTAAAATCATACCATCTTCTAACTTATATTCTCCAACAGGTAAAGCAATTCTATCTTCTTCGTTTACGATGAAAACACTTGCACCTGCTTCAAACATTTCAGCTTCGATAATAGTACCATTGTCTAAAGCCATTTGAGCAAGTTTTACTTCCATTCCCAATAAGGTTTTGATTTGGTTAATTACGTTCGACATTTATATTTAATTTAATTATTTTAGTTTTTAAACACATAATTTAAACCTACTTCTTTTTGAGCAGCTTCAATAGCAAAATATAGTTTATCTAATTCAGAATAACCTGTAATTCCTTTGCTATCTAAACCTAAATCTTTTGCAGCATTATCAGCTTTATCTAAAATATTACCAATTTTAGGAAGTAAAGCACCCGCTTTTTGTGAATTTTTTTCAGAAGCTGCAGAAACTTTATCAGCAGCAGTCATTGCATCAGAAATAGCTTTGTCAGCATTAGCTAAAGTTATTTTATCATCTTTTAATACTTTCAAAATAGCGTTTGCATCTGCAGCCATTTTAGCAATATCTTCTGCCACACCTAACTCAACTTTTTGTGTAGCACGTTCAGTTTTAAATAATTTGTTACCTACGGATTT